CTATATCTAAACATATACCATAGGTATGTATCATTTAGATATAGAGTGTCACGAATGCGGAACTTTTTGTACCGCACCAACACCATTAGATAGTCCAGATAGTGACGTAAAAAATGATTAGCAAAAAAAATAAACCAGAGATAAGTTTCATTTCTACTATTCCAGGATTAGAAAGTATTGAAAGCTGTGTTCCAAAACCAGTATCTAAATATATACCAGACTGGTGGAAAAATATGCCAACAGAAAAAAATAACATAAATATAGAAAATGGACCATTTTTTGGAAATGCAAAAATATGTCCATCTTTTGCTGATTATTTTTCTAATGGATACATAATGCCTATGTGGACAGATACAGTTATTTATGTGGATTCATCAACTGGAGAATGGAGATGGAGAACTCCTAACACACTTTTTGAATGGGGAACGCATCCAAATAATCAGTATTTAGATTATTCACAACATAAATTTTTTGGAAAAAATTCTTATGCGGTTTTAAAAATGAAATGTCCTTGGATGGTTTTTTCAGATCAAGAATACTTAATGTATCAATTACCAACATATTTTCATTTTAATGAAGATTTCAGTATAGTACCTGGAGTTAGACAAATTGATAAATACAATGAAATGAATATACAGTTTTTAATTCATTCAGATAAAAAAGAAATATTTATTGAGAGAGGAACTCCAATTGCACATTTTATACCATTTAAAAAAGAAAAACCATTAATTGAGGTAAGAGATGCTACAGAAAAAGATTTAAAAAAAATAAACAAACATAATATAAACTTAAAAACCAAGTATTTTAAGTTCTATAGGGGGGTATAAATGAAAGATATATTGCTATCAACGATAACAGGTTTTGGATGTGGTGTAGTATTTGCTGCATTCAAATTACCAGTTCCAGCACCACCAGTTTTTGCAGGAGTTGCAGGAATTATTGGTCTATGGGCTGGTTACGCTATACTAATTAAGGTTCTATCCTAGGAGGAAAAACATGGAACTAAACAATAAACATAAGGCAATGCTCGCATCATATGGTCGTTCAATTGTTGGTGCAGTAGCAGCTTTATATGTAGCTGGAGTAACAGATCCAAAGGATCTATGGGCAGCACTTGTTGGTGCTCTTATTCCAGTAGCAGCACGTGCAGTTAATCCTAACGATCCAGCATTTGGTCGTATGCCAGGAACTTCAGTGGTTGAAAAAGCTTTAAAGGCTGCAAAACCAAAGAAGAAGTCTGAAGAGTAATTTATTTACTCAAGATGGGGCGGGGCCAGAAATGGTCTCGCCCTATTTTAATATATCAATATATTTATTTTTTAAAACATCAACAGAAAAATTATTGTAACCAATGTCAAATGCTTTTTGTTTTTGTTTTGTTTTATCTGAACTACCAATATATTCATCAACTAATTTAGCAAGCATTTTTGGATTAGCTTCATAAACATCAATCAGTGTTCTTGCTCTAAATTGATCTATCTTATTAGATTTAACTAACCATTCTTTTGGCAAAATAGTATTATTTGGAGATATGTCTGTCATAAAAACTGGTAGTCCAGACAACAAAGCTTCATTCATTGGAAGACATAACCCAGCATACCGTCTTGGCAAGACCATACCATCAAAGCCAGAATACAAATCTTCCCTATTTTCTGGACTTGAAGTGTCAATAGATAAACGACTATCATTAATATTTATATCAAGATCAGACTGAGATTTTATAACAATTTCATAATCTGTTTTAGAATATTTAAGCATTTCAACTATTGTATTTGTTCCATTGCGATCCAAATGTGCTGCTTTTCCGCCAACATGTAATAATCTTTTATAGTCTTTACTTAAGTTATTAGCCTTTACCTTAGAGAAGCCTTCATGCGTAGTTGGAGGGGGAAGGTGAATAACATTAGACTTAGCTCCAAAAGCCTCTGTAATAGCTTCAAAACCCCATAAACTGGGTGCTAGAAGGACATCTGGAAGGTCTAGCTCTGGTCTTTGAAGGTTATCTAAAAACTCATAGTTATATTGAAGAATAGTCTTAACATTTCTTTTTCTGGCTAAAAATATAAAATCTTTATTATAAAATGTTTCACAAGATAGTACAGCATCTAGCCCACGAAGAAATATATTTATATCACTTGGTTTTGGAAATCCACGAATATGTTGGCAATCATATTTTTCATACCATTCAGGATGTTGTTTATTTTTATTAAATGAAGTAGAGTTAATTAGCATAACCTTTGCAGGTTGTAGCATATTAGTTAACTCTTTAGTTTGATTACCAAGACCAGTATTGTCTGATCTTGCAATAATTCCTAGTCTCATAGGTCCATTTCTTTGTATAACTGTTTTAATCCTTTTAGTGTTCCAATATCCATATATTTTCCACCAGGTCTTACTGCTCTTATGTTAGAGCTTTCTAGTAGCCACTCTTTTAATTGTTTTCCAGGGTGCTCTAATGATGGATCTATATATCTGATCATATTCTTTCTAAACATCATGGTCCCCCACATATCTGGGTAATCACAACTTTCTGTTTTATCTTCAGAAGCAATTACCTTGTCGCCAGACAAAAGTACCTGTCCAACACGACCCTTTAAATCATCACCACATTCCCAAACACCTAAAACCAAATCAGCATTTGTTTCTTTCATCATTTCTTTATAAATATTTACTGGTGCATTTAATATATAAGTATCTGGCATTCCAACAAGAACAGTATCATTATAGTCACCAATCATAAACTTAACTGCATCAGACATGGTTGTTGGTTCACGAACAATTAACTTGATATTCATGTCCATATTTTGTATAATAGGAACCCACTCAGCCCTAGTTGATACACGAACTTCATCACACACTTCTAGCATCTGCTCTACATGCCATTGAAGTAAAGATCTTTCATCTGAAATTGGCAAACAAAACTTTGGTATGCCACCAATTCTAGATGCTTTTCCAGATGCTGGTAAAACCCCTATTGTTCTCATTATTTTAGCCCATACCGTTTCTTTAGTGTTGCTATATCATTTACTTCCCAATAGTCTAAAGACTTTGTTGGATCGTTAAATGGATATTTATACTCGCCAAAACCTTCCCTTGTTCTATCTCCACCCCACTTAGCCTTAAAGTAATCATGAAGCGGTTCAATTTTAATTCTTAGTCCGTCTATTGTTGCAGCGCCGTCTATCTGACATGTTACATCAACTTCGTGGTTTCCATACTCTGCTATTTTTAATACTCTTGTTCTTTGATCCCAGTCACAATCATCAAAATTATATGGATAAAAATTTTCATCAAAATATCCAATTTCTAAAACTAACTTTTTATTTATTGCACAAAGATGCCAACCGTGCTGTGTTCTAAACATTAAGCCCTTAAAGTCATCAAGCATATCAACGATATGAGAAAAAGGCTTATTGAATAGCATTGAAGATGAAACAACAAATGTCCATTCATGATTCTTTTTTAATCCTATGTTCCATGCTCTTGCTAAGCCAATATTTTCTGATTGATACTCTACTTGAAATCCATACTTCTTTTCAAATATTTCACACTCTCTGTTTCCACTATTGTCTATAAGTAAAACATTTTTATCTTTTATAGATTCCATGCATTTATATACACGCTCTGTTACTTTATATACTGGTATGCAAATTATATAATCTGTCTCTAGTAAAGCCATGCCCAAACCATTCCTCCACGTTCCCAAGAGCCCATAGTTCTAACATGATGTGTCTCGGAAAGTTTTTGTGTCATTTCCCCAAGCCTATTTCCAGTGCGAATATCAAACTCCATAGTAATATATTTACATTTTTGCAGGGTTTCTTTTGAAGCGCCAAGAATTATTTCTGGCTCTGCACCTTCAACATCTATCTTTAAAACATCAACTTCTTTTATGTGATATAGATCAAAAAACATATCTAATGGCATTACCTCTACCTCTGCACCAAAGATACCATCATCTACGATTGTTGCTCCGCCACCTTCATCTGATATAACTGCTGTTCCTTTATAATCACTTATTGCATATGGACATACATAAACACTATCTTCTTTGTTATTAAGTTCAATATTCTTCTTTAATGCCTCTAGATTATGTGGCTCAGGTTCAATTGCATACACAATTGCTCCATGATATGAAGCATATAGAGAGAATGCCCCAATATTTGCACCAATATCAATTACAACCCCACCATTATTAAATCGTGTATTTTTTACCTCATAAACATCTTCTTCCCAAATCTCTCTAATTACAATTTGATCTGTTAGGTAGTTTTCTCTAACATCAAAAATTACAGTGCTGGTTTCTGGGACTGTGTAAATCATATATTCAATTCCTTGAGTATCTGTTGCCATCTATTTTTATAGGTATAGTTAGACTTAACCAATTCGTGCCCTGCTCTTCTAATTTCTTCACGCTCTTCGTCATGCTCTAAGTAATAATCTATTAATTCTTTTAATTGAACAAAGTTTCCGTATTCATAAAACACTAAATGTTTTTTATCTTCAAATTCTCTTTCCATACCTCTTACATATGGATGAATAATAAAACCACCACGACCCATAGTTTCATATACCCGATCAGACCAGTAGTCTGGGTATTTAAAGCCTATACAAAGAGTATCACCAACAACTATTTTTGATGTTGCATACAGCTTATTCAGTTGTGCTCCACGAATTGATGGCTTTCCACCGCTTCCATAATGCTCAAATTTATTTGAATATGTTTCTTCTAACCAATCAATCAACTTAGGTCTATATTCCCACTCAGGGTGATATCTTTTACTTCCAACAAAAATAACATCATGTGTTTTAGGAAAATCTTTCAGGTAACATTCTTTATCATAAACACCAGCAGGTACGTAATGACCCTGTACATTTGTTTTAGAATTAAACCAATCTGCCATCTTTTTGTCAACAGTAAAAAAATGACCTATATTTTTATAAACTGGATGCTTATTTAAATCTTTTTGTCTTTGTAAACCAAACCATAAATCTAAATGATATGTTATTGTGGGTATTTTATAATCGGAAAGTGTCAATAAAACCTTGTCCATTTCAAATTTTCCAGGAGTTTTCCAGCCATGTGTATGAACCCAAATAAACAAGTCTGAATCTATTGAATATTTTAAAATTTCTTCACTTTTTGCTTCAGATTCTTGAAGCCTTATTACCTTATGACCCAGAGACTCCAGGGTATTTGCATGATGCGTTTCACTAGTATAGTCAACACGAAAATTACCAAGAAAAACTATTTTTGCCAAGATTACCCCTTTTTGTTTATAAGATCAATTATAGCATTAACGTATTTATCATAGTCTATTTCAATGATTGAATTTTGAGAGTCTATTTTATGTATTTTAATGTCTTTACCAATTTGAAATAAAACGTTTTTAATATCTTCTTCTATTGACATTTATTTATTATATCATTGGCAGCACTAACGGGAATCGAACCCGTCTTTCCGCCGTGAAAGGGCGATGTCCTAACCGATAGACGATAGTGCCTTATGCGATCTGTATGGGACTTGAACCCACGACCTCTACCGTGACAGGGTAGCGCTCTAACCAACTGAGCTAACAGACCTAAAATGAATATTAATTGTAGCACCCCTGGTAGGGATCGAACCTACGACTTACGGATTAGAAGTCCGTTACTCTTCCGCTGAGTTACAGAGGTATCGTACATCTGGTAGGACTTGAACCTACGGCTCTCTGCATATAAGGCAGGTACTCTAACCAACTGAGTTACAGATGCGTAGGACTGGAAGGTAATGCTCCTTCTTCTCAGGATTAAAAGTCCTGAGCATCACTTTAATGCTTCAATCCCTTGGTGCAGCAAGTAGGACTTGAACCTACGACGACCCGATTATGAGTCGGGGGCTCTAACCAACTGAGCTATTGCTGCAAGTTCTTAATCGTTTGTTTTTGTAGCAGAGATTCTTTTCCAGCAGGCATTGCATGTTTTATATGTCATTCCAGTAAATGGACATGATGACATATCAACACTTTCATGACTACATCTTTTTTGCTTTAAAAACATTTTAAGGTGTTTGAAGATATACTTAATTGTTTTCATTTTTACCCCTACTTATAGTTTTTTTTTGACCAAATATTCTTAATATAGTGTCCTACTATGTTTGCTGAAAAGTTCTTTTCAGTATGAGTTTTCCATTCATCTTTTTTAAAGTGCTCAAAAGAGGCTTCCCAATCATCTCTTTTAAATGGAGTAACTTGTATCAATGGAGTTCCTTTCTCTATAATGCCTTCAAAATCATCTTTAATCCACATAGGGTTTGCCATGTCTAATAAAGATCTATCTGAGTCAATTATAGCTGGTATAGCCATCATTGGCAAATTTCTATATCCAAATGGACTTGTAATTAATACAGAATAACCCTTTGGAGTAATTGGAATCCAAGTATTTAAATATTTAAAAACTAAATTACTATATCCAGGTGGTGCTTCTACATTATGTGATGATTGACCATGTAGTTGAAAAATATCTTTTTCTGTTTTCCAAGATAGAAAAACTCTGTCTTCTTGTCTTGAAACTAATACATCTGCGTGTAAGGGTATTATATAGCCAGACGTTAATGCATCTAGCATTGGAGTACATTTTTTAAAAGAAAAGTTTGGAGTTCTGTTAATCAATTCAAGCTTGTTTGAGCCATTATCATATATGCTATGATTTTTCCACCATTCTGGAATAGCTTTGGATGCTGGATATGGTCTATCCTGAATATTAAAACCTTCTTCATCCATTGCTTTAAAAATAATTTTTTTTGACATAACCAATTCCCTAGTTATTAAAGAAATTTTTATTAATTTCTATAAATATTTTTTTGTTTTGTGGTAAATCATCTTGATAATATATTGCATTAACTGGACAAACAGGCTCACAAGCACCGCAATCTATACAGTCATCTGGGTTTATGAAAAGCTGTTGATCTCCTTCATAAATACAATTTACAGGGCATTCATCAATACAAGATTTATCTTTAATATCATTACATGCATCTGTTATAACGTATGCCATTATTCTTTCATCCTATCGTGCCAACGAACATGATTTGACTGCTTGTCTGACGGTACCATGGCAAAACAAAGGGTACAAAATACCACTTCGTGACCTATTTTTGTAATATTAAAAGATACCTCAGCCATACATACATGATATCAGAAAACATCAAATAGTGCAACTATGGTGTATAATTTAGGAAAGGGGAATTATGGATAACAATATAGATTTAAATGTAGTTAGAGGAAAATCCGTCATGGTTGGTACCCCAATGTATGGCGGTATGAGCTTTGCCAATTATTTTGAGTCAATGATGAGGCTTTCTATTTTTTGTGCTAAAGAAAATATAAAGCTAGGAATGACATATATAACTTCAGAGTCACTGATTGCTCGTGGAAGAAACGAAATTGTTAAACAATTTTTAGATAGTGACTACGACTATCTATTTTTTATTGATGGCGATATCTCTTTTGATTATATTGATTTTATACATGCTGTATATCTTGCTGCTACAAACGATGACAAGCAGATAATTGTTGGACCATATCCACATAAAACAATTGTATGGGACAGAATACAAAAAGCAAAAGATCTTGGACTAATTAAACAAGAATCTGATTATATGAAATATTCTGGTAGATACGGTATTAATTTTTATGGTGAAAAAAGAGAAATATCATTAACCAACCCAGTAGAAATTAAAGATGGCAGTACTGGATTTATGCTCATTGCAAGAGAAGTATTTGAAAAGTTTTACGAAGCATACCCAGAGCAAAGATATGTAAATGCAAAAACTGAAGAACCTATGTTTGCTTATTTTGATTGTAAGATTGATGAAATTGACAATACATATTTGTCAGAGGACTATTTCTTTACACGTTGGGCAAATAAAATTGGATATAAAACTTGGTTAATGCCTTGGGTAAAACTACAGCATATGGGAAGTATGTTGTTTACTGGATCATTTGTTGATTTTGCAGTATTAAATAAAGCAATTGACGATAATAATAGCTAAATTTGCAATCCACCGAAGTGGAGGACGGAAGTTATCAATTCTTACCGCCCTCCAATCTTCAATGAAGTCATATTAATGACGCATTTTTATTTCCACGGATCCTCAGTGGATACTGTCATTGCCATTGATGGCGACGCATTCTTTGCAAGAGTATAGGATGTTACTCCAATAGACTCTCCTCTTACTTCGTAAGTGCTACGACTTGAACCATCTTTATCAGTCCAAGTGTCTTGATAAATTGTTCCACGGACCATAACTTCTTGGCCCTTCTTAATCGTTGTAAATGCTTGCTCTGCTGGCTTATTCCAAAGCTTAACAGTCCACCAAGAAGTATCCTTGTCCGACCATTCACCAGATGCACTTTTTACACGATCACTTGTTACAATACGAAGACGTACACCCTTGTCTCCGATTTTTTCTGGATCTGTACCAAGACGACCCACTAGCGTTATTTCAGGATTCATTGCTCTCTCTTTTCTGTATAGTTACGCATTCCCTTGCTTTAATAGTTTAGCATAAGTGGGGCGGTATGTCAAGAAGCAATAACTCCAAGAAGAAAGCTAATAATAAAGGTAGATAGTACTATTACCCCTATATACTTTCTCTCAATGTATTGCCTAATAACATCATTAACAATATCTTCATCAATGACTTCCAACTCATTATTTATGTTTTTAGTAAAATATTTTTGTTTTTTCATTTTTCTCCTCTTGCAACTTTTGCAGCCATAATACGCATACCTAGTGCGTTTGTAATACTTGTTTGAATTTCAATTGTTTCAATCTCTTTTGCTATCTGTTCACGTAATTCTTGCTCGTTCACTTATGTTCCTTTCTATGACGGTATAAAGTATCATGTCCAAAAATGCCCCATCGCAACTCTATTTCTTTTTTACAAATGTCACAAATTACAACTCTACCCATATATCAAGTATAGCGAAAAAATAGGCCAAAGTCAATCTTTTAAGTTCGGCGGAAAATAGAAAACTAAAACCAACATATGCCCTAAACAGGGCGGTATGGTTAAGGTTTTCTAACTACACACCAAATACTATTATCTGACATAGTTTGATGAACATCCCAATATAAAGGATCTTTAAAGCTCATCTCACATTTTTTACATTCATTTTTAATCATTTAATTCCTCATTATTATTCATTTCAACGACCCCTTTTGTATCTAAGCATAATTTACATATTTCAAAAAACATTGTTCCTGATGAGTCTATTCTATAGTCATAATCACATTCATGTGGGGTTTTACGCATTTCATTAAATCGTTTCCATGGGTCTTTCATAAATTCATCTAAATCACTCATATATTCATTATCTCACAACATGGGCAGTATTTCAATACAGAAAGGGAGCCTTTTAACCTCATGCTCAGGAGAAGAGGAAATAGCCCCAGAAAGGGAGGGCTAACGTCTCTAGTATCAATTATAGCGCATATATGGGCAGTATGCAAATCAGGGCGGTATATAGAAGTATGCTAAACTTATCCTAGTATGATAACAAACTGTATAACATGTAAAGCTAAATTAATACCTATAATCCATGGACGAGTAGATCCAGAAATATTAGATATGCAGGATAAGGGATTATTGCTGATTAGCCTAGATCAAACAAATACTGCTAATAGTTATTGCCCATTATGCGAAGAAGCATATGGGGATTTTACTGATCTACCCTCGTATTATTCCTCAAATGAGGATTGAGACTCCAATAGTTTATTTATGTTATTTTCCTGATCATGTTTTTCACATACAGGATATAGCTTTTCTTTGACTGCTTTTATATCTATGGACTTAGCGTCACAATAATAACAATAAGACATAAAGGCCAGATTCTTCTGACGAATTTCGTCCAAAGCCTTAATCAGTCTTATATCTTTATACCATTTTGATTCTTGGCTAGGCATTAGATAGACCACCACCCCTGAGAAGATGCTTTACCAGATGATATCCACTCTTTATGTAATTCTGCTTCAAATTTCCAATCAGTTTCATGAGTATCTTTCCCACAATGAGGGCAGATATCTGCATAAACATACTCATAAACATGACGACAATACATATATCTATGATACCAGATATGGTATTCTTGATTTATGATAAAGGTTTTAATATTAGCTGCAGGAAATGGAACCAGGTGGGGAAATTATAGGGGAACCCCCAAGCATCGTTTATTAATTGAAGAAGAAGTATTAATTGAAAGAACTTATAGGCAGTTTTCTAAGTATACAGATAATATTGTTATAGTGTGTAATGATGGAGAAGATACCGTAAATGGGGCTCAAACCTATGTCCCCCCTGTTGATAAAGCATGGAAAGATGTAGCCAAGTTTTGGTCTAGCAGGGATATATGGTCATCAGAGAGAAATATTCTCGTTTTTGCAGATGTATATTTTACAGATGAAGCAGTTGAAACAATAATGAATGATAAATCTGATCTATCATTTTATCTTAGGGATAGGGCTTCAGAGATAACTGGAAAGCCTTGGAAAGAAATATGGGGAATTGGGTTTAATGGAAAGTCTATACCTATACTAGATAATACAATACGCTCTATTATAGAGTCTTCTGATTATTTTAATCTACCTGGTGGTTGGTGTTTATACGAACAGTTAAAAACTAACAAGCATAGCTTTGATGTAGTAAAGATAAATGATTGGACAGAAGACTTTGATCTACCAAGAGATATTGACAATTGGGAAATAAATAGACAAAAATATAGGCAATAATTCATAGTTATCCACAGGTTTATCCACATTTAAATCTTACTGTGGATAATTTTATATTCTATGAATGGAGGAAAGTGGAGGATAGTGGGGAATGGACCACTTTTAAGAGGGGCGTTCGTAATGCTGCAGCGGCAAAACCCCCTTTCCAAATTTTAAAACAGGGAATTTCCCCATATACCACATATCAAATTGTTTGTCAAGTATCCATTTACCCACAATATGAGCAAAACATGTCTCAATATTTGATATAGAAATGTTATAAAAATTGCTCAAAATTGTGGAAAACAATAACAAAATGTTATAAAATATATGGATAATATTTGGAAAATCCAGGAAAAAATTTATAGCTTTCGTAATCTATTTTATCCAGGATATAGTGTTTGTATATAGGGTATTGGTTGTAATCTTTTTTATACCGTCCCGTTTTTTGCGCCCCTTGACAAAACGCCCGTCGTGTGGTAAGATGCCCGTCAAAATGCTGGGCTTAAAAAAGCTCGTTCGTAATCTTATTTTTTCAAAAATGGCGGGGTATATAAAGAATACCAATTACTACTATAAGAAGTATACCTGGTATAAGGATATAGATATGTTTGGATATAGGGTTTGGGGAAAAATATTGTTTGTTCGTAATCTAAAAAAATGGGAAAAATATTCGATGTTCGTAATCTAATAAATTCCTAAAAGGTTTGTCGAAAAATCTTATGGGTTTTGCTTTTTCTCAGCCATATCTAATAAGATATCTAATGTTGTGCCTTCTTTGATTTCTTCTTCTTTAATTTGAAGGGCAGCAATAAATAAATTAAATGTCTCATTGATATATAACTGTCCTGTTTCTGTTACCTCGTTGACTAAACCTTCCCGTAGCATATATGCCATAGGTAATCCAAGATCGTTATATTCAATAAAATCTATAAAAGATTCTTCATCTCTATAGTTCTCCCATAGATCTGATAGAATATTGCATTTTGTTTTATAGTCAAGCATTACTTTCTACCCTCCTCAATTGGGATAACATCAGCTTCTACTATCTGTGCCTCAAAAAACTCAAGTGGAGTTTCATACATTATTTCAGGGTCAAGACTTCTGGCAGCACAAAGAACACGCCAGGCATACTCTAACTGAGATTTACCCATTTCGGTAGGCTCTGCCCAACCAGATGAAATAAATGTAGCAAGGGTTATCCCGTCCTCACACTCTAACCAATACTCAGAAGGCAGGTATTCTACTGCTTCTAAATCTACACCATCATTATAGATTACTGCTAGTATGTCTGCTACCTTACCATAGTCCATTTTGTATCCAACTTTCATGTCGCTTCTTAGGGTTTAGAATAAACTCTTTTTCCTCTTGTGCCGCTTCTATCATAGTGACTAATCTTGTATAAGTCAAATGTGGCAATACTCTAGCAAGCATTACTCCAGTTTGTTCTAGGTCTAAATCTAAGTCTTCTACAATTGTTTTTAGTCTTTTGGCTACTCGCTCTTCGGGGGTAATCCCCTTACTAATCCTGTATGTCATTATTTATACCCTCTCTTATTGTATCAAAGATGTTGGGGGAGCGCAAGCCCACCACAGCCTGCGCTCCACCCTTATTGTCGTGGGAGGACCCCTCGTCCCACGTATACAGTCCGCTCACCACACGGACCCTCAACTAAACCTTTAGGCCTGCATGATAATTAACAAATTCATCAATAGTGTGAATTCCAGTGTCATCTTGAATTGTATTATCTAATAGATTAATTACAATTGGATGGTCCATGAAACCTAGGTCATTAGGATTACATGCATATAGGCCATAACCTGTCTCATCCAAAATACTATGCTGCAGTAAATAACTAACTGCCATTCTTACGTAGTAGGATTGGTCTCCTACCCGTGGTGCTGCATGTCGCAATGCTGCTGCTAGGTCCTCATACATAGAGTCTTCACCCCAATGACTGTATAGTGCTACAGCTTGCTCCTCTGACTGTTTAAATACAAATGTACAACGAGCTCCCATTACTCTTCCCTTTCTATAGTTTGCTCAATGATATCAAAATCTAAGTTTAATGTCAACTGCTCGTACATCATTCCTCTTCCTCTTCTACTTCTTCAATAATACCCTGGTCAAACATCCAATCACGGATAGACTCATATAGGTCCTCTGTTCCGTATTCTAAAGTAAACCCATTCTTATCAGCCTGGGTCCAAAACAGTTCCCACATCTCTTCTTCATCCATGGCTGTGCAGAATTCTTCTTCCTGACCTTCCATGATGTCATGCCATAGTTGACGAGCAACATCCCAGACATATACCCAGACTAGCGGCATTCCAATAGGAAGTTTACTAATTCTGTCAATGATATCTTCAATATCACGATATACATCTAGCATACGTGTTTGTTCTTGTAGATCTAAACTCATTGCCCGTCCCTTTCTGCTATGGCAAATGATAGTTGATATGTTAATGCATATAGGTGTGAAAGAGCGTCACATTGGCCTTCCCAGTATTTACGCTCCATGGATTCTATTGCGTCTGAATAGTCGTTCTCAATCTCAATGCGGCTTGCCTCTTCTAGTTCCCGCTCAGCCTCCAGCATTAATGTTTTGAGATGACCGTGCATGATATCCAATCCAGATATGCCAGCGTCAACAGCCTTCTGCAGATATGGTTCTAACTCATTAATTGCCTGCATGTTCTTCTCCTACCTGTATAAAATGGCGGGTAGAAAGAATCTGTCCTGACATATGATTATATTCATAGTCTAATTCTTTACAGGCTTTAGATTCAGGGTCAAGCAATTCCATTTCTTGGGCTATATTCTCTAAATCTTGTTCTAAACTAATTAGATGTATCTTCATATATTCTAAT